CTAAAGAGTGGTGGGAACAAGCTATGGAAGATGACTCTAATGAGGCTAAAGCAGAACGTTATGAAGTTCTAGAGTTTTGGGGTAATGTAGATACAGAAGTTCTTGAAGGACATGATGTAGATATACCAAGTGATCTTAAAGATTTAGATCAAGTCTCAGTAAACATCTGGATTTGTAATGGTCAAGTATTACGTTTAGTGATGAATCCATTTACACCTACACTAATACCATACTATGCTGTACCTTATGAAGTAAGTCCTTATAGCTTATTTGGTATAGGTATTGCTGAAAACATGGATGATACTCAAACTCTTATGAATGGTTTCATGAGAATGGCTGTTGACAATGCTGCTTTATCTGGTAATATGATTATAGAGGTTGATGAAACTAACTTAACCCCAGGTCAAGATCTATCTGTATACCCTGGAAAAGTCTTTAGACGACAGGGTGGAGCACCTGGACAAGCAATCTTTGGAACTAAGTTTCCAAATGTTTCTAATGAAAACATGCAGATGTTTGATAAAGCTCGTGTACTATCAGATGAATCAACAGGCTTTCCTTCTTTCGCACATGGTCAAACAGGTGTGTCAGGTGTAGGCCGTACAGCTTCTGGCATCTCAATGCTTATGTCTGCGGCTAACGGAAGTATACGTAATGTAGTCAAGAATGTAGATGATTATTTACTTGGTCCTATGGCTAAAGCATTCTTTAACTTCAACATGCAGTTTGATTATGATGAAGAGATCAAAGGTGATCTTGATGTTAAGGCTCGTGGTACAGAAAGCTTAATGGCTAATGAAGTACGTAGCCAACGACTAATGCAATTCTTACAAGTTGTACAGAATCCAGTACTAGCACCATTTGCTAAGATGGACTACATCATTCGTGAAATAGCTAAGTCTATGGAACTTGACCCTGATAAATTAGTTAATTCAATGTCAGATGCTACAATACAAGCAGAGATGCTTAAGAAGTGGCAGGAAGCTAATCCTCCTGAGCCTCAACCAGAAGCCCCAGGACAGCCTCAAGGTGGACCAGCTGGTGCACAGGCAGGAGATCCTACAGGAGCTGGTGGTGGTACTATAGGGACAGGCTCAGTGCCTACTCCAGGAGAACCTGGCTTTTCAGCTAATACTGGACAAGGTGCTGCATGAATAATTTAAAACCTTTTGTAAATGATAAAGCTTTATGGGATTCTTTTCTAGAAGAAATAGACAGAAGAATCTCAGAGGTTCATAGAGTAATGGAACAGTCTAGTAGAGCAGAAGAACTATTTAGATTACAAGGACAAGCATTTGCTTTACGTAAAATAAAACAGTTAAGAGATCAGGTCAATGGGGGATAAAACTCTTACTCAGACTCCATATAATACTGGAAATAAAACAGTATCTGGTAGAATTATTTGGAATGATCCAAAGACAGGTGAAGACTATTCTGAAAGATCTACAACATTTGAGGTTGATGGGGATTGGTATACTATGCCAACTGTATCTGAAAGTGGTGATCAATATACTGAAGATCAATTAAGGGAATATGTTATAGAGTATGGACCTATAGATTACCTTACAGGAGAAAAACTACCTAAATTTAAATCTAAAAAAGATGCAATAGATTATGCTATAGACAGATCAAAAACTAGAAAAGAAACAGGAGAAGCATATGGTTATTTCAAAGGTGGGGCAGCTAGTCTCAAAGATCAAACAGAAAGTGCTTTCGGTCTTAACAAGAATAAAACAGAAGTTCAAGAAGAACTAGTAGCTCCAATTACAGTTAGTGATCTTGATAGTAGACCACTGAGTTTATTAGATGCAAGAGATGATGATAAGTATTTAGGTGAGTCTGATGGTGGACACATGTTCATAGATAGGCTAGGTAAAACCTACACTATATTTGGTACATCTAAACCTGAAGATAATAGAACAGGTGCTGAACGTTGGAAAGAAAATCTTGAACCTGTAGTTGAAGCGGCTAAAGAATGGTGGGAAGAAGGTGCTGAGTTACCTAGTATACGACAAATTTATGGTGTAGGTAAGTCAGTTGCTGAAGGAGTTTACGATACAGTATCTAAAATATCAGGGGCTTCAATAGGTAAAGTATCTGGTGATGATATAAATTTAGCTGATGTCTTTGATGCTACTGCTGGTATGGGTGTAGGTTCATCTTTAGTTAAAGTACCTGAAGGTTCACTAAGAATTTTTGGTGGACTTAATGCAAAAAATGCACCTGATGTAGATAGGATTACAAATTCTTTTAACTCTGAGTTTGAAGTTTTTAAACAAAAAGTATTATCTGATGAAGTTGATTTAGATTTTGATATGTTACAAAAGATTAAGAAGTTAGATCCTAAAAGCCCAGAAATACCTGAAGTAGCTTTAAAGAGTCCAGAGTATTATTTTTATAATGATACAGCACAAATAGCTCAATCAAACGCAATATCTTTAATGATAGAGCACCCAAAATATTTTAAGAAAACTTTAAAATCTTTAGATAACAGTGGTGAATATTTTAGAGGTAGAGATGGAATGTTAAGGTTTGAAATAGATGATTCAAAACTTAATATAAAAAATAGAGATATAACTGTTGTAGGTGAAGACCCTAGTTATGACGTAGAAGATTTTGTATCAGAAAAATTAAGATACTATAACCTTTCTCCAGAAGAAAAAATTAAATTTGAAAATGCTAACCCTGGATATAAAATTGAAAAAACTTGGACTAGTTTAGATGAAGTTATAGAACACCCAGTTTTATTTGAACAGTATCCGAACTTAAAAAATGTAGCTGTTATAACAGATAGGGAGTTTTTTAATAATCCTAAGTATGAAGAAGTATTGGGTTACTTTGAACCAAACTATGGTTATATTGCTATGAACCCTAACCTAAGTGATGATGTTTGGAAATCAACAATACTTCATGAAATGCAACATGTAATACAAAGAGCAGAAAACTTTGATTCTGGTACTTCTGATGAAACTGATGCTGTAAGCGTACTGGTTAAAATAGCTTCTGAATCTGATAAAGGTAAACAGGTTTGGAGAGACTACAGAAAAGCTGCAAAACAATATAAAAAAGATTTAGATAAATATAACGACCTACCTACCTTAAAACGCCTTGTAACTAAAAAACCTACAGAGCCTATAGAACCTAAAAAATATTTTGATCCTTTAGGGTTTAAACCTTTAGAAGAAAAAGAACATATTATTTATGAACTTAACTCAGGTGAAGTAGAAGCACGTAATGTTACAGATAGAATGAACTTAAGTGCTAAACAAAGAAAAATTTTACCCCCTGAAAAAACCCAAGACTCACAGTACGGGGATCAATGGACAAACTTAGAAGCAAAAAAAGAAATGAAGGATGAATACAATCCTTCTTATAAAAAAGGTAAATGATAATGAATAGACAAATGAGTATGTTTGAAGAAGGTGGTATTGCAGATGACGGAATGGATCGTGATCCTGTATCAGGTAATGAAATACCTTCAGGATCTCTTGCCAGTGAAGTCCGTGATGATATACCGGCTCAGTTGTCTGAAGGTGAGTACGTAGTACCTGCCGATGTGGTAAGATACTTTGGTGTTCGTGTGTTTGAGGATATGCGTAATGAAGCTAAGATGGGCTTGCAAAACATGGAAGAGGATGGTAGAATAGGTGGCGAACCTGTTGAACCTTCTCAAGGTATGACTGAAGGTGATTTAGCTGGTCTCGAAGAGATGATGAGAACAGGTGTAGCTAATGGCGGTCTTATGGATAAGATGGTCTATACTGCAATGAATGATCCTTTAGTAAATCAAAAACTAAACGAAGGTGGGTTGACTGTAGGTTTTGCTACTGGTGGTATGGCGCAATCTCCTTATAATGATCCAACTCGTATAGATCAAGTTATTGGTCAGTTTATGCAAATGACTAAGAATAATCCTGGAATTATGGATGAGTTAGCTAAACGTGGTATTACTATTAATCGTACCCCAGCTACTAATGAACCTGCACAGATGCAATCACAGAATGCTCCAGCTCAAACAACTAATCCAGTAACTAATCAACAACCTATTAAAGCTTCTGAAGGTACTTATCTAGATCCATTATCAATGACAGGCTTAGGTACTACTGTAAGACCAGATCAAGTTAAACCATTAAGCTTAAACTCGGAACAAACAAAATCTTATGCTGTTTCACCTACATCTTTATCTTCTATGTATGGTATCCCAGGTGGATCTTACTTTTACCAAGGCCCAGGAGTCCCTAAATCGCCTGAAGAACAAAAAACTCCTGTAGCTCCTGTAGCTCCTACAACTCCAGTATGTGCACCAGGTACAGTATATGATGAAGAATCAGATAGTTGTGTACCTGAATTAGAACCTACTAGAGATAGAGATAATATGGATGGTATAGGTGGGACTGAAATGTCTACACCTTACGTTGAAAAAGGTTGGAGGGTACAAGCTACTGAACAACTTGATTGGTCTAATCCAGAAGACTTTGATGCTTATATGAAAGAGTTATCTAAACCTCAAGAAAAAATAAGTGGTTTAGCTAAAGGTTTAGGTGTTGCTATTCCAGGGTGGGGGCCAGCTATGGTTATTGGTCAGAAGATGGAAAGAAAAGCAACAATCAATAAGATTAAAGCTATGGAAAATATAGCAAATTTAATTGGTGATTCCGTTCGAGCTGAATCTGCAGTCAAGGCTGGAGAGTCTTATAAAGCTAGTATGACTAAAGAACAAAGAGCTTTTGCTGATACTCAAAATGGTGAAGGTTATACTATAACATTAGTAAATCAAATTATGGGTAAAGGTTTTCTTGATGATGTTAAAGGCACTAGAGGTAATGGTTTCCATAGTGTTGCTGACTTACAGAATATGCCACAGTGGAAAAAAGATGAGCTTAAAGCTGCAATAGATGCAAACAACAAAGAGCTTCAAGCTAAAGCTGCCACAAAAGAAAGAAGACTAAAAATTACTACTGATGCAGAAGCAAAACGTCAAGCTGTAGCAGCTGAAGCTAGAAGAAAAGAATCTGCAACATTAGCTAAATTGAAAGCTCAAAAAGATGCTGGTAATGTTGCTACTGAAGCTGAGATTAGAAGAGCTAGAGACCGTGGTCAGACTACAACAGGTCAAGCACTTTCAAGAACTCAAAGCCAAAAGTCAAAATCAGAAAAAATGGCAGATAGGGCAAGGTCACAAAGAACCATTGAAGCAAGAACAAAATCAGGTCAGTTTGATTCTAGAGGACTGGCACGAGGTGGTAGAGCTAAAGGTGGACTAATGAAGAAACCAAGTAAAAAATAAATACCTATAAGGTATCCAAACAATAATAAGGCTACTCAGCAATAATGCTGACCCCAACATAAGGATAATGGATATGCCAGAACTAAGTACAATGGAAACCCCGAAGACTGCAGGATTTGTAGATAGGGGTTATAATAATAATAAAAAACGTGCAGCTATGGAAGCTGAAGAAAAAGAGATAAAACGTTTAGAAGCAGAGGCTCGTGGTGAAACTATTGAAGAAGAATCCGATGGCGAAGGATCTGAGGCAACCGAAGTATCGGATGCAAGTAGTTCCAAACAAGAAGAAGCCAAAGAGGAAGCCGAAGCATCGGAGTCTGATGAGGGGTTAAGTCGAGAAGAAAAATCCTTCAAGAAAAGATATGGTGATCTTCGTCGTCATATGTCTGAAAAAGAAAAAGACTGGCAAGAAAAGTTTGAAGACTTAGAGGCTCGTATGAAGGGTGAGAATATTATCCCACCTAAGTCTGATGAAGATATAGATGCATGGGCATCCGAACATCCTGATATTGCTGGAATAGTAGAGACTATAGCTGCTAAGAAAGCTCAACAATTATTTAGTAAAGCTGAAGCAAGACTACAACAGTTAGACAAAATGAATGATGAGACTATGCGTAAGTCAGCAGAGGCTACTATCTTAGAGTCTCATTCAGATTTTATTACAATACGTGAGTCAGATAGTTTTCATGACTGGGCAGAAGAACAACCTAAGTGGGTACAAGATGCTGTCTATGAGAATGCAGATGATCCACGTTCTGTAATTAGAGTTATCGACCTGTATAAGGTTGACAAAGGATTAACTAAAGAAGCTAAGAAAGCTAGTAAAAAAGCAGCAGCTTCTATGGTTAGTAGAACTTCAAAGACTAAAGTAGACGCTGATGAGGCTGGTGGACAAATCCGTGAGTCTGATGTAGCAAGAATGTCTAGTAAAGAATTTGAAGAAAACCAAGACAATATTAACAAAGCTATGCGCAATGGTAAATTTGTCTACGATATTTCAGGAAATGCACGTTAAGTGTTGACATTATGTTTATCTGAAGTATAACTATCGGCAGGAACAAGAGCCTCCCTTGTGGACTACCTCTCTTGCCTACAACCAATAAAACTTAAACTACAAATAAGAACTACCTGATTAAGTACAGGCCCGTTTAGATAATGGTTGGCCGACTGTTATCATAACGCACCCTAGAAAAGTATCAGCCTCTTTGCTTCACGTTTAGTTTCTCTGAGTTGAGGTATGTACCTTTAACTCGTACTTACCTCTTTATCATAAGCCAAACATTCAAGGAGAATTATAATGGCATTTGCATCCGCAAGCGGATATACAAACTTACCGAATGGTAACTTTAGTTCCGTAATTTATTCTAAAAAAGTACAACTTGCATTCCGCAAGTCCACAGTTTGTGGCGACATAACTAACTCTGATTATTTCGGTGAAATTGCATCGCAAGGTGACACTGTAAAAATTATCAAAGAACCTGAAGTAAGCGTATCAGCATACAAGCGTGGCACAACTATTGCTGCACAAGATTTAGCTGATGCTGATTTTTCACTTGTTGTAGATAAAGCAAACTACTTTGCATTTAAAATCGACGACATCGAAGAAGCACACTCTCATGTTAATTTCATGGACATGGCTACCAATCGTGCGGCTTTCCGCTTGGCTGATCAGCATGACCAAGAAGTATTGGGTTACTTAAGTGGTTATAAACAGTCTGCTCTACATGCTAATGCAGCTGCAGTCAACGATGCAGTAAATGGAACTAAAGCTAATACAGCTGCTGGTTCAGACGAATTACTTGCAGCTAACAAGCTGAAAAAAGGTGACTTCGGAAACATTACTACAACTTCAGCAGGTGATCACTCGATCCCAGTTGCAGCACGTTTACCAGGAGCAACTGCTCTACCAACAGCATACGTATCACCAGCAATGTTGATTTCACGTATGGGTCGTTTGTTAGATCAGAACCAAGTAGACACTGCAGGTAGATGGCTTGTACTTGATCCTATCATGATGGAAGTCCTTCGTGATGAAGATTCACGTTTGTTTAACGCAGACTTCGGTGAGTCAGGTGGATTACGTAACGGTCTAGTCTTGAACAACTTCCACGGCTTCCGTGTATATACTTCAAGTAACTTACCTTCAGTAGGTACTGGTGCAGGAACTACAAACACAGCTAACCAAAATGCTAACTACGGTGTTATCGTAGCTGGTCATGATTCAGCTGTAGCAACTGCAGAGCAAATCAACAAAACAGAAACATACCGTGATCCAGATTCATTCGCTGACATCTGCCGTGGTATGCATCTTTACGGACGCAAGATCTTACGTCCAGAAGCGTTGGTCACAGCTAAATATAACTTAGCATAATAAAATACTTTAAGGGGGCTGGCTTAGTGTTAGCCCCTTTATATACATTTAAAATCTCGTAGGAAATGACATGGCGACTTATATAAACCTAGTGAATGAATTACTTCGTCGTCTTAACGAGGTTGAAATTAGTGAGATAGATTTTGCTACAACTAAAAACGTACAATCACTAGCTAAAGATTCTATTAATTCTTCTATACGTGAAATACTACAAGAGGCTCAAGAGTGGCCCTTCACGTTAGTAACCTATGAACAAACACTATCAGTAGGTACGAAGACTTACGATTTCCCTTCAGACTATTCAAAAGCTGATTGGGAATCTTTTTATTTAAAAAATACTAATACAACAGATCCAGGTGTTTTAAAACCACTATCATATGAACAGTACTTGTCAACTCGTAGAGCTGATGATGATACTTCTGGTACAGGTGGTTATACAAAACCATTAAATGTTTATAAGACACAAGAAGAAAAGTTTGGTGTTACTCCAGTACCTGATGTAGCTTACGTTATTGAATATAAATACTGGAAGTTTCCAAACGATTTATCTTTAAGTACTGATGTGTGTATTATACCTGATAGATTTAAACATGTTATTATTGATGGTGCTATGATGTACTTAATGCACTTTAGATCTAATGAACAATCAGCACAATTACACAAGGACAAGTTTAAAGTAGGTATTAAGTCTATGAGAAGGCTTGTTGTAGATAGTAAAGATTCTCTTTTATCTACTGTAATACCAAAAGGTTCTAATGTTATAACTAAGAGTTTTGGCTAGATGGTAGATAAATTAAGTACATACCTGTCAGTTTGTTCTGGAGGGTTAATCACTAATGTTGATCCTCTAACTCAAGCTTCAAACTTATCAGGTAGTGCTATCAGAATGATTAACTATGAACCTGCCCTAGCCGGTGGGTATCGTCGTATTAGTGGTTATTCTAATGAATATGGTACTGTACCAGGGACAGGTCCTGTACTAGGTGTAGCAGTAAATGGTAACTTACATGATGGTATATTTGCATGTAGAAAACCTACATCTGGGCATGACTACTTATATAGATGGCAGGACTCAAATGATTCTTGGGTAGCTATACCTGAAGCTGGTAACCCTGATATGACTAATGTATCTAGAATTAGATTTACTAGTTATAACTGGTCAGGCGAAGTATTACTTCTTACGGATGGTTTTAATCCAGCGGCAATATATGACGGAACTAACTACACACAAATAACTCATGCTCAAGCTCCAGATGATCCTAAGTACTCAGAAGAATTTGCCTCTCACGTTTTCTTGTGTGGTGACTCAAGTGAACCTTTTAATTTATTTTTTAGTGCTCCTTTAAATGCTACAGATTTTAGCCCTGCTAATGGTGCTGGTGTTATTAATGTAGGTTATACTATAACAGCTATTAAAAAGTTCCGTAACCAATTATATATCTTTGGTGCTAATAATATAAAAAGACTGACAGGTAATAATGCAGCTAACTTTGTATTAGAAAATGTTACTTCAAATATGGGTTGCCTTGCTCCTGATTCTGTGGTAGAATTTGGTGGTGACTTACTCTTCTTAGGGCCAGATGGTATACGTCCTATTTCTGGTACTGATAAAATTGGTGATGTTGAACTTGCTACCGTATCTAAAGAGATACAGTCTATCTTCGATAACTACTACTTATCAGAACAAATTATAGATATTGCTATTGTAGTACTTAGGAAGAAGTCACAGTTTAGATTCTTTTTTAAGAATGACTCATCTCTATCTTTGATAGGTGGAATACGTAAGAGTCAGAATAAACAGAGTATCTTTGAGTATAGCCAGTTGATTGGTATAGAAGCTAACTGTGTTGATAGTGGATACATAGGACAGTTTGAACATGTAATACATGGTGATGGTTCTGGTAAAGTACATCGCCAAGAAAGAGGTAATAGTTTTGACGGACAAGATATATTTAGCCTATATCAAACTCCCTACTTTTACATGCAAGATCCAGAGGTACGTAAGGTAATACATAAAGTAAATACATACCTTAAGTCTGAAGGTAATACAGAAGTGTTTGTTGGTGTATCTTACGACTATGATGACACAAACACAGTAAACCCAACTAACTATGAGTTTAGTACAGAGGGTGCAGCTTCAGTTTATGGTACAGCTATATATGGAGCAGGTGGTATATATGATGGTAATCCATCACCTAAAACTCTTACCAACATATCTGGGTCAGGTAACTCTGTTTCAGTAAATTATGTTACAAACAATACAAATGCAAGTCATACTATACAGGCAATAGCCTTGACGTATGAGACAGCCGACAGGAGATGATACTTTGGCAGGTTACGTAAGACAGTCTATAGCAGACATAGTACCAACAGCTACACTACGTGCAGCCCCTATTAACGCTGAGTATAATAAACTCCGTGACGCATTTGCTGCATCAAGTGGACACAAGCACGATGGCTCAACAGGAGAAGGTGGATACATTCCGCTTATCGGTGATGTTGATGCACTAAACAAAGTTGTTATTGATACGTCAAACAATAGAGTTGGTGTATTCGTAGAAGTATCTTCAGCGGCTGTAGAACAAGTACGTTTCCAAGATGGTGTTATAGTTCCAGTTACAACTAATGATATAGACTTAGGTTCAAATTCAGCTAAGTTTAAAGATCTACACTTACAAGGCACAGCTACAATAGCTACTGTAGATATTAATGCAGGTAATATTGATGGAACTATCTTAGGTGCTTCTTCACCTACAACTGCTACATTCACAAGTGCTACACTAAACAACAATTTAACTGTTACAGGTACATCAACACTTGTAGGTACTACAACTATTACATCAGTTGACCTTAACTCAGGTGCTATTGATAATGCTGTAATTGGTTCAGCTACACCAGTAGCAGGTACATTCACTACACTTAATGCTAATACATCTTTAGTAGCCGCTACAGCAGATATTAATGGTGGTACGATAGATGGTGCTAGCACTAGGTGGAACTACTCCAAGCACAGGTGCATTCACTACATTAGGAGCTTCTGGTACATCAACTCTTGCCACTGTAGATATTAATGGCGGTAACATAGATGGTACTGTTATAGGTGCTTCTACAAAAGCCGCAGGTAGCTTCACAACGATCTCTACAACAGGCCAAGCTACTCTAGCTACTGCTGACATTAACGGTGGCTCTATAGACGGTTCTACGATAGGTGCTAACTCTGCATCTACTGGTGCATTTACTACATTGTCTTCATCAGGTGGTATCACAGGTAACTTAACTGGCAACGTAACTGGTAACACGGCAGGGGTACATACAGGAAATGTTACAGGTAACGTCACTGGCAACCTAACAGGTAATGTAACCGCAGGTTCTGGCACATCTACATTCACTAATTTAGTAGTCAACGGCAATCTTAATATGAATGCTGGTACATCTGCTACTATTACTAATCTAACAGCACCAAGTGCAGACTTAGATGCCGCAACTAAAAAGTATGTAGATGATGAAATATCTACTCTGATTGGTGATGCAGGTGCAGGGCTAGATACACTAGGTGAATTAGCTGATGCTCTCAATGATGATGATGCATTCAGCACTACAGTAACAAACTCTATTGCGACTAAACTACCTAAAGCTGGTGGCACTATGACAGGTGCTATCGCAATGAGTACCAATAAAATTACTGGAGTAGGTAATCCTACATCAGCACAAGATGTATCTACAAAAGTATACACAGATACACAGCGTGATACTCGTGTAGCTAAATCAGGCGATACGATGTCTGGTGCATTGGCAATGGGTAACAATAAGATCACTGGTCTTGCTACACCTACTGCTGGTACTGATGTCACTAATAAAACGTATGTAGATGGTATCTTAGGTTCAGCTACTGTTGCCGCTACTTCGGCGACGAATGCAGCTACAAGTGCAACCAATGCGGCAACTTCAGCAACTTCATCCGCTAATTCAGCGGCGGCGGCCTTGGTTAGCCAGAATGCGGCGGCAGCTTCTTATGATAACTTTGATGATAGATACTTAGGTGCTAAATCATCTGCTCCTACAGTAGACAATGATGGTGATGCACTTATTACAGGTGCATTATACTTTAATACTACAAGTAACATTATGTTTGTTCGTAGTAGTTCTGGTTGGCAAGCTGCTGGTTCTGCGGTTAATGGTACATCAGAACGTACCACATACACAGCTACAGCAGGTCAAACTGTATTTGCTGCTACGTATGATACTGGCTATATTGATGTGTACCTCAATGGTGTTAAACTATTATCTGGCACAGACTTCACAGCTACAAATGGTACAAGCATTACATTAGCGTCAGGTGCATCAGTAAATGATGTAGTTGATATTGTAGCTTATGGTACGTTTGCATTAGCAGATCATTACACTAAGACTGCATCAGATGCACGTTATGTTCAGCCAACACATACAGGTAATCTCAATATCACAGGCACAGTGACCAGCGATGGGTTGACTGTAGATGGCGTAACTTCCTCATTTGATACAACTCCCTCAACATCAGGTTTACAATTACATTTTGAAACTGATACAGGTCTAGGCTCAATAGGCTCTTATGTTAGTGGCGGTGCTGGTCTTGGTTTTTATACAAATACAGGTACAGACCCACTTAAACAACGAATAAAAATATCAGGTGGCGGAGACATCAGCTTTCTACGAGGACACAGGCACAACTGCTAAGTTCTTCTGGGATGCTAGTGCTGAAAGTTTAGATTTAGGCACTACAAGTAGTGTAGGTTCATATCCTGCGGCATTAGAAATCGCAGGTTCCACAGGGGGTGGTCGCCCAATTAACACTAAGGTTGATGTAACAACGTCAGCAAATCATCTAACTTTCCACGATAGTTCTGGGCAAATAGCGGCATTAGGTTCTAATGGCGGTGATATGTTTTTATCAGGAGCAAATTTAGGTATTGGTACTAATAATCCTACTAACTTAATGCATTTAAAGGATGAAGGCTATCAGTTAAAACTTGAAGACACATCCTCTGGAAACACAGGTGAAATACTTGTGAGTGATACTTCTTTGTATTTCTTTTCAGATAGGTCAAACTCAAAAGCAAGCTCTGACATACGATTTAGTGTTGACGGCTCAGAACGCCTCCGCATCGACTCATCAGGCAACTTGTTGGTGGGTACTACTGATGATGTAGTTTGGAACAATAGTGCAAACAGTGCGGCTGATAATGGACATAACTTGCGTGATGATGGTAGAGCAGGCTTTGCTTTCTACAGTGCCACAGCAAATGCTAACGCTACAGTAAACATCAACCGTACAGGTTCAGATGGTGACTTAATAAGACTTTTCAAGTCAGGCACAAAGGTAGGTAGTATTAGATCTGAAGGTGGCGACATTGTATTTGGTAATGACACTAGAGGTTTAAAGTTTAGAGATAGTGATGTTATTCCACGAGACATGGACAACACAACGGCTGATGGTGTTGTTTCATTAGGTTCTAGCACATCTCGCTTTAAAGACCTCTACCTCAGTGGTTTTACCCGTTATAACACAGAAGTTTACGTTGGTGATGGGGCTTCTATATCTGGCAGTTATGCAGCTAATGACTTGTTGTTACACACAGACAACAATCCTATTGTGTTTAGACCTAACGGCACAGAAGCCGTGCGCATAGACTCATCAGGAAACGTTGGTATTGGTACGAGTTCACCTAGTAGACGCTTGCATGTCAAAAACACTGGCGACTCTTTCGTTGCTACATTTGAAGGTGCTACAAACTCTTACACCTCTTGGGTTAACACATCAGGGACAGCAGGGTATATAGGTAGTGCTAACGGCCTTGGTTCAGGCGGCGTGGGAGATTTAGCTGTACGTTCAGAGGCTAGCCTAATATTTTTAACAAACGCTGGCTCAGAACGTATGCGCATTGACTCATCAGGTAACTTGTTGGTGGGTCAAACTACAGCTAGCAGTAATACAGTAGGAACAAGCCTTCGCCCAGATGGTCGTAACTTTTATTGTGCTAATAATAATTATTCCGCACATTTTAATCGTAAATCAAGTGACGGAGCTATTGCTCATTTTGCTAAAGACGACACAATTGCAGGTAGTATTGGGGTACTGAACTCAAACAATCTAACAATCAGCGGTACTGTGGCAGATCACGGAGGTCTACAGTTTGGAACTCACTGCGTTATACCAATGGAAGCGAATGTTGATAGTGACGGTACTGTTGATTTAGGCTCTTCCAACTCAAAATTCAAAGACGGATACTTCTCAGGAAGTCTATACGGCGATGGCTCTAACCTAACAGGTGTTGGTGGTAGTACAGCTCTTGGTGCTGTTGGTACTTATGCATTTATTCGTAACAATCACTCTAACGCCTCCCCCGGAGATACACGTTCTTTTGGTACTTTTTATAAATGGGCGCATTCGAATGGTGGTTTTGTCAGCTCTCCAGTTACCAGTGGAACATGGAGATGTATGGGTAAAGGTGATGCTAACTTCGCTACATTATGGGTAAGAATATCTTAATGAACATCAATAACAATAGGAGGCGTTTATGCCAACCGTAACAATAACAGAAGTGCGTAACGCACAATCACTTAACGCAGAGAATACTGCGTTTGAAGTAGAGATTAATCATCCAGAACACGGTTGGATACCCTATGGATTAATGCCTGATGATACAGATATGACTGTAGACAACAGCGTATTGCTTGAACTTATAGGCACAGATTTTGAAGCATATGTAGCACCTACTCAAGATGAGCTAGATGCAGAACTAGCGGCAAGTCTAAGAGGCCAACGTGATGATAAGTTAGTTAATGAAGTAGACCCTCTAGTTACTAACCCTCTACGTTGGGCTGAACTTACAGATGTTAAACAAGCAGAGTGGACACAATATCGAACTGACTTGCTTAACTTACCAGAGCAAGCAGGTTTTCCGAATACAGTAACATGGCCTACAAAGCCAACATAAGGATATAAAACATGAGTAAGGCAAGAACATTAGCAAATTTAATATCTGACAATGCTGAACTAGCAGATGGACAGATTTCTGTTGCGGAAGTTGTTGGTGCTGCACCCACGGCTAGTCCCACGTTTACTGGTAACATAGACGCAGGTGATAACGTAAAGATACGTCTAGGTGATTCAGATGACCTACAGATTTATCATACTGGTAATACATCTTATATTTCAGATGTGGGTGATGGTGACTTACTTATACAAGGAAGTAGTGCAGTTAGGTTAACTAATATTAGCGGTGCTAATTATTTTAAAGGCACTGATGGCGCACAAGTTCAACTTTATTATGGTGGAGCAACCAAACTAACCACAACATCAACAGGCATTGACGTAACTGGCACAGCCGTAACAGACGGCCTTACAGTTGCTGGTAATGTTTCAGTAGACGGCGGCACGATCAAGCTAGACGGAAACTATCCTGTTGGATCTGGCAACGTGGCGTTGGGTAATACTGCTTTGGATAGTCTAACTTCTGGTGGGAATAATACAGCCATTGGTCGTGATGCAATGACAGCAAACACCTCTGGGGGAACTAACGTAGCTTTAGGTGGAAGGTCACTAGAAGCAAATACTACTGCAAGCAATAACGTAGCTGTTGGTTATGGGGCAATTCTAACAAATACGACTGGTGAGAATAACGTAGGTATTGGCTACAATGCACTACTGTCCAACACCACCGCAAGTAACAACACGGCTGTTGGATGGAAGGCTGGGTATGCTAATACTACTGGGACTCTTACGGCTACAGGCAGAACTGCTCTGGAAAACAATACTACTGGCACAGACAACACTGCTACTGGTAGAGCTACCCTAGCCCAGAATACTACAGGCTCATATAACACAGCGCATGGCGCACTTGCACTTGGTTTAAACACCACTGCAAGCAACAACACAGCAGTTGGGTATGAGGCTGGGTATAGCAATACTGAAGGTTTTAACAACACAACTGTAGGTAGCAGAGCTATGTATGCTGTTACTACAGGTGATTATAATACTTCTTTAGGTGGGTTTGCACTGTATCGAGAAACGACAGGCGCACAGTCTACAGCTATAGGTTACGGTGCATTATACAATCAAAATAGTACAAACAGTGCTAATATGTACAATACAGCAGTCGGAGCCGCCGCAGGTAATGCAGTAACCACAGGCATACAAAACACATTCGTTGGTGGACTAGCAGGTGATGCAAACACAACAGGCGATAAAAACGTATCATTAGGCTACCACTCTTTAAGTGCCAACACCACAGGTGAGAGTAACGTTGCTCTAGGTGTAAACGCATTAGATGCCAGCACTACAGGAAATTATAATACGGCTGTTGGTGATCATTCTTTATCATCAAACACCACAGCTTCAAGTAATACTGCTATGGGACAAGCAAGTTTGTTTTATAACACTACGGGTGCAACCAACGTAGCGATTGGTAGGGATGCTTTACATTTTAACACCACCGCATCCAACAACACAGCGGTTGGTTATCAAGCGGCTTATAGCAATACTACTGGTCAGTTTAATACATCTACAGGTAGACAATCTCTACGCTCAAACACTACAGGCGGAGAGAATACAGCATTAGGTGATATTGCTATGTACGCCAATACTACAGGTGGATACAATGTGGCGGTTGGTCGTTCTGCATTAGAAAGCAACACCACCGCATCCGACAATACAGCGGTTGGAATGAATGCGGCAAAAAGTAATACTACTGGCACAGATGTAGTTGCAGTTGGTAAATCAGCTTTAGAGGACAATACAACTGGTGTTGGTAACGTAGCCATAGGTAGGTATGCTTTAGCTGACAATACTACAGCAAATGGTAATACGGCTGTTGGTGGCTATGATGGTAGCGCACAACCTGCTATGAGACACAATACAACAGGTGGGGCAAACACAGCTATAGGTTCTGGAGCATTATCCTACAACACCACCGCAAGCAACAACACGGCAGTGGGGTATCAGTCGCTTTATTCTAATACTACTGGATTTAATAATGCGGCTTTTGGTGGAGGAACGTTATCTACAAACACCACAGGCTCTTATAATACAGCCTATGGAAGCATTGCTTTAAAATATAATATTGATGGTCAATTTAATACTGCTGTAGGTCGTGAATCTTTTGAAGCTAATACTAACGGAAATTATAATACTGGTTTAGGTTTTAAAGCAGGTCATTCTAATACAGGTGGAAGCGACAATACTTTTATTGGAGCATTTGCAGGTCAAAGTTTAACAAGTAACTTTGGAAACACTGCTGTAGGTTATTCGGCATTGCCTACCATGACTACAGGAAGACGTAATGTTGGTATTGGTGAAGCGGCAGGAATAGATTTAACTACTGGTCAGTTTAATACATTTGTAGGAGGGCACATGTGTGGTGATAATATTACTACAGGTAGTTTTAACATATATATGGGTTATCTTGCGGCTGCTAGTGCTGGGGGAAGAACAGGTGCTATTGTATTAAGTGCAGGTAATACTAGCTCATTAGATAAAGGCGATAGTACAGGGTTTATTGATCCGAGTGGTGGTGGAGTATATCAAGGCAACAACTCTTCAAGCTGGGCTACAACTTCTGATCGTAGGTTAAAGAAAAACATTGTTGATAGCACCATTGGCCTTGATGAAATTAACCAGATTCAAGTCCGTAATTTTGAGTATCGTACAGCAGATGAGATTACAGAACTTGATGCCTCAGATGCTATTCAAACAAAAGGTGTTCAAGTAGGGGCTATAGCACAAGAGATTCAAGCTATTCTTCCTAAATGTGTTAAAGAAGAAAGCACAGGTGTTCTCTCCGTAGACCCTGATAACTTAACTTGGCACTTAGTCAAAGCACTACAAGAATTATCAGCAAAGAACGATGCACTAGAAGCACGGATCGCAACCCTAGAAGGATAAAACAATGGATGAATTAACAACAGAACAAATCGCACAGAATTACTCAGCAATGGGTGACTCAGTTGCACTTATCAATGACGTGATAGCAGGTAATGCTATGGCAGATGATGATGCAGCAGACAGACAAGACTGTGTGGATCGTAATACTCAGCACCTAGAACTAATGGTTGCTAAAGATTACTGGACAGACGAAAGTATGACTGCAACTAATGCCGCTATTACTGCTGGCAATGGTTATACAGCAAGCTAATGACTGAGAGTTGGCATCTTTCTAAGTCAGTACCAGTTACGTTAATCGTAGCTATCGTACTACAAACTATATCACTTGTATGGTATGTGTCTTCATTAGACTCATCCGTCAAAAATAATGCTCGTGATTTAGTTCGCCAAGAAACTCGTATTAATACCCTAGAGAAGACAGTACAATCACAAGCTGTTTCTCTAGGACGTATTGACGAAAACATTAAAGCTATTCGTAACCTAGTTGAAAGAATGGCAGAACAAGCAGAGAAATGAAACTCTTACTTATACTATTTACCTTACTAATCGGTAGTATTGCATATGCCGATGATGATGACACAATACGTACTGACACTAATAGTACCATAACTTCAAATGGTTCTATGGATACTACAATCAACAGCCCACCACCTTCTGCAATTTCTCCACAAATCAGCGCAAGTAACTCTGACTTATGTACTGTAGGTGTAGCAGGGGCAGTACAGACACAGATACTCGGTATCTCAGCAGGTCGTACAGTACGTGACATGAACTGTGAGAAGCTCAAGAATGCTAAGACTATGTATGACATGGGCATGAAGGTAGCCGCAGTATCGGTAATGTGTCAAGACGAAAGAGTGTTTGATGCTATGATGAATGCAGGTACACCATGCCCTAAAGATGGATTAGTTGGTGATCAAGCTAGACTAGCATGGGATATGGAAGCAGTTAAAGATGAGATCGAACGAGATCAAAATAATGTAATCAATAGGATGTTTGATGAAAACAGTGAAACTAAGATTGGCTTGGGTGTTATCTTTAGTACTCTTGCCTTCTTACTCCTACTCTGAACCATATACGTATGGAGCTACAGGTAATGCGGCATCAGGTGCATTAGGTTGGTCTATGGATTCTATATTACCTAGTATTGCTGGTGTAGATATAAATGGATTACTATATAGATACACTACAGTAAAAGACCCACATGCAGACATGAAGGTACATGTAGGTAATCACAACGCAAGTGGAGATGGTTATACATTTAGAGAGACTGATGACTGGTCTGGCGTACCCGGAAATACTATTGTTAAGTCTTTCCCTCTTTCAAATATACCAGCATCTAAATGGGGTACTGGGTTTGTTGAAGTTGAGGGTGAAGGAACTGTTAAAGATGCTGTTGTAATATACAACTACAGGTTAGACAAATGCTATGATCCACAGTCTGACCCATCTTGTGCAGGTTATGTTAAGCCTATGCCTGAGATACCAGAGGTTGTAGTATATGATGCACTAGAAGATGATGCAGTTATAGATACACTAGAAGCTGAAGAGTTTCAGTATGACGAAGATGGTAAACTTATACTAGATGAAGAAGAGGAAGAAGAAGAGACACGCATAGAGATGGGATTGACTGCCTCAGCTAATGCTCTTACACTATTCAAGGCACAGAATCAAAGCGATATAATATTAGCCTTAAACAAACAAACTAATATCAATATGTATTATAATGCTAAGATAAACGGCGGTACACTAAACGATGCAGCTGGATTAAAAGATGGAACTATACCCGACAACAAGAAAGCTTTACGAAACAATTTAGCCCAACAAGTACTACATGAAAAAATGGTAGACATGCAGTATAACAAATGAGGAATACAATGAAATATTTAACAGCACTACTATCACTTTGTGCATTACCAGCATTTGCTACTGTAGATATTACAGGAAGCGTAGCCGCCAAGTGTGTTATTCAAGCAGATAAAGCTGGTGTATACGGCAACCCTATTGCCAGTAAGTTAAGCACAACACCTTCAGATGGTGGTGTACTACCTGTGATTAGGTTTGATGTATCTATTGCAGACTCATACACTGCAAACATAACTCACCCTACATCCTTTAGCTCTTCACCCAACCTTACAGATACACTTGCATGGACAGGAAGTACAAGTGTAACTAAAACTTCTGTGTCAGGAATGTCAGCTTATAATGATGCAAAAGTTGTAGTAGATAGTACCACTATCTTTAACCTAACTCTTGCAGGTTCAACATGGTTCTCTACTGCATCAAGTGCAGTCTACGGTTCAGCTAAACCTTTGCCGGGAGGTACGTACACTGCAGTTGTACAGGCTACTTGTATTGCTAAATAAACTAATCATAGCGTTTATGGGTTGGGCTACTGTTGTTTCTGCACATGAAATGACACCAGCCTACCCAATGTTAAAGCCTACGTATGTTGCAGGTGTAGTTAAAGCAGAGATGTCTTTGTTTAACTCACGGGAAGATGTAGAGTATTATCAGATAGATTTGTTTGATTTAAACTTTACAAATCTACCATTCTCATCTAAGTATAGAATCATTAAAGTAGGTTATAAAGAACGTAAAGATTTTATTGTGTATATACGTGAGTTAGATTTAGATGAAGCTACATATATTTGTACTACATCAAAGGTAAGAAAAAAGACAGACTCAAGAACTTTGGTTGTCTCTAGGATATGCTCACGTATTGATGGTGAACCTGCATGAGATTAGCATTGGCATTATGTGTCGTAGCTAGTTCAGCAGTAGCTGAGAGTAACAACCTAGCTCTAACACTACCTAACCCACCAATGAACTATCAGTCAGATAGATTTAGGGCAGGTAACTTAGACTGTAGTAATGCTGTAGGTGGTGGTGTAAACTTAGAGTTTGGTGTTACAGGTGTAGTCAATAATGTAGGTGGTACATTTAGTCCATCAAGTTTTGCGCACCAAAGTAAAGATGTAGGATTATATGCCCGTGTTGTTATACCTCTTGATAAACCTAAGTCTCGTATTAATTGTGACGACTTGTATCAGGTAGAGTTAGCTCAACGTAGACTAGAGATACAACAACTACGTAATGAGTTAGAAGCATTGAAGAACCTGCAACAGTCAGGTGGTATGGACTTTGAGAACTAATGATAGAACCTTTTGTAGATGTAACCGATATTGATAAACTTGCAGATAAAGAAATAAAAGCTGGTGGTGTAAAACTAACAGCAAGTTCAGTACTAGCTATAATAGCTTTCTTGTCTACAGTAGTTGGTGGTTTGTATGGTGGCTTCACTCTATACCAAAAGATAGAAGAAGTTGCAGGGTTAGACTTAGGTGCATATCAACAACAGATGGATGTGATGGATGCTAAAGTATCTGGTATATCTGAAAAGGTTGAAGAAAGTGTAGAGTACACTAGAGATATTAAGAACGGTCTAAAGGATGATCTATTACGTATCGAACAACAGACTGATAGAGTAGAAGATATGGTACGTGATAATGAAGACAAAGTACGTTCCATGATAGACGATGCTGAGGTACGATTCGAGAATCAAAGAGAACGTGTAAGAGTATCACAGACATCTTCCATGAAGGAACTGGAAGATAGACTTAATGCTAAACTACAAAGAGCACTAGATAACCCTTTAGCTGACTGAATTAACTTGACTTTTTAGTGTTTTTGAGTTAAACTAGTATAATGCAAATAGATAATAATAAAGCTCTAGCAGATGGTTTAGAATTATTTAGACAAAGTAAATGGCATAAGGTTTATAATGTAGAAGACATCTACAGATATCTGATAGCTCCTATTAAACATAACCGTATTCGTATATACTATCAAGACAACAAGCCTATAGGTTTAATAACATGGTGTTGGTTGGATAAAGAAGCAGGTAAAGATTTTCTTAATGACGAATATTATATTACAGAAGAAGATTACGTAGAAGATAGTAAGCAAGAGCTTTGGGGTATAGAGTTTATAGCACCCTATGGTAATACAAGACAGATTATGTCTATGTTACGTAAAGAATACCACAATACCTACACAAGAAAAGAAAAGATAAACTGGCGTAGACTGCACGATTCAGCCACCAGACATACTAAGAAAGTTTAAATTATGAGCAGACATCTTTATAACCCTCTTATGCCAAGTGTTCACTTCAGAGATCAAGCTGTCTTTGGTGGTGGAGGCAGTGATGGTGGTCAAGTTGCACCAGAGTTACCTAAATTTACCTCATCTAAACCAGAATTAGAAGGTCAGGTTTATGAATCAGAAGCAGCCATGAGAGCTGCTGAAGCTGTTGTAGATAAAGATGCAGCTGCTATTGTGGAATATACAAAAGCGCTTACTGCAAATATATCTGGAGCTGGCAGCTCTCCAGGATTAGACACTATAGCTAAGACTGGATTAAAAATACAAGCAGCTAATGCCACACCAAAACCTGGGGTAACATATGGTGCAGAAAAAATATCTGCGGCTCTAAATGCAAAGTTAGCTACACTAAATAAAACTATGCAAGATGCTCAAGAAGGTGGTACTGCTGATTTAGCTAGTGGTACTCGTAAGTTAGTTTCTCAGGCTATTATTGACCCAGGTTCATTAGCTAAGTCACCTGATGTTGCTACTGTAGATACTAACCTTGCAGGTAGTACTATAGCTACAGGTACAGGTGCACTTACAAGTCCAGGTGCTATGGTAACCCCAGCTACTTTGGATTCTACTAATATAGCTGAAGGAGCTACTCCAGTCACTGCTTCTACTATGACTGCTACTACAGCTGCAGATGCTGTTAAGGCGGCTACAGACGCTTCTAAAGCTGCTACAGGTACTGTATCTGCTGAAGGTGTAGTACAAGCTGCTACACAAGATCCTACAACCACTGATGTATCAACTATAACTGCGGCTCAAGGTGCAGCTACAGTTATGGATAATCCAGTACAAAGAGAAATACAACAGGGTGAATTAATATCAGGTGTAGCTGATGCAGCTAAAGCATCTGCATTTAGTGAACAGATACAAGCAGCTACTGCTACACCATCAGATAAAGCTACTGTTAAAGGTCAGCTTGATAATCTTATGAAAGACTTTGAAGGTGGAGCTACACCTACATGGGCAGCTGGAGCAATGCGTAATGCTAATGCTCAGATGGCGGCTAGAGGTTTAGGTGCTTCATCAATGGCAGGTCAAGCTATTATACAAGCGGCGATGGAATCAGCATTACCTATAGCTATGCAGGATGCACAAACTGTCGCAGGTTTTGAAATGCAAAACTTGTCAAATAGACAACAACGTTCTATGTTAGCCGCACAACAACGTGCTACATTTATAGGACAAGAATTTGATCAAGCTTTTCAAGCTCGTGTTGCTAACTCAGCTAAGATATCTGATATAGCTAATATGAACTTTACAGCTGAACAATCTATTGCGCTTGAGAACTCACGTAATGCTAATACGATTAACCTTAGTAATTTAAATAATAATCAAGCTATGGTGATGGCTCAAGCAGCATCTGTTGCTAACTTAGAACAACAAAACCTGTCTAACCAACAACAAGCTGCAGTACAAAATGCTAAAGCTTTCTTAGATATGGATATGACTAATTTAAATAATCAACAGCAAACAGAGATGTTTAAATCTCAACAAATTATACAATCTTTATTTACAGATCAAGCAGCTGAAAATGCGGCTAAACAATTTAATGCTGCATCTGACACACAGACTAAGCAGTTTATGGCTAACTTACAAACCCAAGTACAACAATTTAATGCTACTCAGCTTAATACAACAGATCAATTTAACTCTGGTGTAACCAATGCTGCTCAACAGTTTAATGCTCAAGTTGAAAATCAACGTCAACAATTTAATGCACAGAATGCTTTAGTAATTGCTCAAGCTAATGCTAAGTGGAGACAGAACGTAGCTACATATAATTCACAAGCACAGAACCAAGCTAATATGCAACAAGCTCAAGCAGCTAATGCATTTACTCAAGGTACTCTTGATCAGATATGGCAACGTGAACGTGACCTTATGGACTATGCATATAAAGGTTCTGAAGCTTCTAAGGATCGTGTATTAGATATTATATTAGCTGATAAAAAATATGCAGAGTATGCTACAGCTAGAGCTGAAGAGGAAGAGGGTGATATGTGGTCAAGTATAATTAAAATTGGCGCAGGGTTTTTCTCTAACAAATAATTACAATTAGGAAATAAAAATGGCTAGTGCATTACAATATAAAGATCTATTAACTACTGCTCGTGAAGAAGCTGAGATGCGTTATCAACGTAAAGGTCTTTCAGGTAGAAAACGTTCTCGTTTTATTGATGAAGATGACTCTGATAAACTAGGTGCTTCTCTTGTACCTAAGAGGAGTACTAAGTATAATGATGTTGCAGACTCTTTACTTGAAGATGATTTTTTAACAGAAACTTTTAATAAAATATATGATGAGAGTAAAGATTTAAGTTTATTAAAATTAAAAGAAGATGCTACTGATTTACCTACAGGTGAAGCCGCAGGTTTAAGTATTGTTGAAGAAGGTGAAGCTAATTCAACTGCTAATTTTATAGCTAGTTTTGAAAATTCTCGTAAGAAATCTTACAAAGCTTATAAAGATGGACCACAATACTCTATAGGATTTGGTACAAAAGCTAAAAGTGCTGATGAAGTTATAACTTATGAGGAAGCAGTTAATAGATTAAATGTAGAAACTAAAAAGTTTGAGGCTCAAGTAAATAAAATAAATAACAAACATGGGTATAATTGGAATGAAAATCAAGTTAGAGCACTAACAAGTTTTGCATTTAATAATGGTACTGGTGGTTTAAATAATCTAATAGAAGGTGGTACTCGTGGCAACGAAGAGATATCTATGATGATGTTAGAATATAACAAAGTAGGTAATAAAGTTAACGAAGGTCTTACTAAAAGACGTAAAGCAGAGCTTGATCTATTTACAAAGTAGAACATAAAGGACAAGAATAATGTTTAGTGCACCTATACCTGGTCAGTCATTGACCTCAGAACCAAAGAACTCACCTTGGGAAAATCCACCTGAGTATACAGCTCCAGAGGACGCTGTTCTTTGGCACATAGAAAGGTTAAATAAACCTGAGAAACTTAAAGCTTCTTTAAATATGTTAGAGTTAGGTGTAGATGTCGTGACACTTACTGAAGGAATATTACGTGCAGCTGTTGCTATGGGTAAACATAGTATTGACGTTAGTCTTATCATAGGTCCAATTATACATGAGTTAATAAAATCTAATGCGGATATAGCGGGTATTGACTATGAAGAAGGTCTTGAAGACCCTGATTTAGAATCAACACAGAAAGAAATAGATTATAATATACAAGAAAGACAAGCTTCTAAAATACTTGACGAAATAAAAGATGATCCAAGTGACGTTGATCTATCTACGTTAGAGGGATCTAAAGAAACAACTATGGAAGATATGCCAGAGGATATTCCTGAAGAAAAACCAATGGGTCTTATGTCACGGAGGAATATGTAATGGGTAAATGGGGTGGAATTAACAGGGCTTTAACTGAAGTCCAAGACATGAGAATGAAGGAAGCAGATTTAAGTCTTGCAAGAAGAAGACAAGATCTTCTTGAAGATCAGTTTTTAGAATCAAAAAAGATGTCTAGGTTAGAGCTACTAAAGCTGTATGGTAAAAACTCTAAAGAAAATAAAAAATCTGCTGAGGAATTAAGTGTAACCAAACAAGATCTTCTTAATATGAAGATACCAGAAAATGTAGCTTCTTATATAATTAAGAGTGGAGAAGCTGAATCAGTATTATCAGTATATAATAAGAATAAAGGTGAGGGTAAACTTTCTTCAAAATGGATTCCTAGTTTAGTAAAAAGAGTTGAAGATATGTTAGGGGATAAGAATAGTCCTCAAGCTCAAGCTGTTGCTATTGCAGCTGCACTAACTAGTGGAGAAGATATGTCTAATGATAGTGGTCAAGAAGCTTCATTAATGTCATCTATATATGCTATAAGTGACTTGGATCAATTTGAAGAAGTAGATGTAATGCTTTCAGACTGGTTAAGTAATACTAAAGAGGAATCAGAAAGTTTTTATCCTGGAGCTGGTAACTTAACTACTGGTGCAACATCAGCTGTATCTGTTTCAGATTATGATAAAATAAGAAACTCAGTTATGACAGAACTTCAACCTACTTTTGGATCATTAATTAAAAAAGATATTGATGGAAGTATATTTATAAATCCAACGGCATTTAATACTGACACTGGAGAACAATTAAGAAAAATTATAAGTGATGCTACAGAATCAGTTGTAAACAGTACTCAAGGCGTAGATAAATTAGACTTTACTCCTGCACTTAAACAAGCTGTTGATCCTATTATAGCTCAAGGTAATAATTTAAAAGGTTTACCTTCATCTAATATAAATAACAATAACTTATCTTTTACCTCTAGTAAAAGTACAGTATCATCTGCGGACGGATTAAATACAGCTTATGATGTTTTTGATTTAAGTAATGAAAGAAAAAACTAGGTTTATTAAATATGAATGATTATACACAAGATGTTAAAGATAAAAAAATAGTTGATCTAAAAGAAAATAAAAATTTTCAAAAAGATCTTGTAAGGTTTTTATCTAGCTCAAGAAAAAATTATAGTACTGATGAACTTCGTAAGAAGGGTGTTGATTTTATGATTGATGAGTACGTTGAGCATATGCGTAAACAAGATACTAATGAAGCTACAGCACTTAAAGATTTATATTTTGCTAAAGATAAAAATGCTAGAGAAGAGGATAAAGCAGCTTTCGGTAGGCTTATGCAGACATGGGATAACGTAGAAGGTGTTGGTACTGGAAAACTTAAAGGTGCTGGTGATTACTTAGAGGGACTTCTAACATCTCCTGCAACATTAGCTGGTGTGTTTACTGGTGGCTTTACTAAGTGGGCAGGTATGGCTGCTGGTAAATCTACACAAATTGCTACAAGATTAGCCGTTAAAAAAATACTTTCTAAACAGTTCGCAAAAGAAGCTGCAAAAGGTTTTGGCACAGGTGCTGTAGTAGAAGGTGCTGTGGGTTATGGTCAAATAGAAGCACAAGAGGGTGCAAGAGAAGCTACTATAGAAAATTATGAAGGTATGTCTGCAGGTCAGAAAGCCCTAGCTACAGGGCTTAATTCAGCTTTTGGTGGTATTACTTCTGGTTTTTCTAGAGGTATGATGATAAAGCAAGGTGATCAGGTTAGTGAATCTTTAACTAAACAAAGCCTAAATATAGCAGCAGATAAAAAGAAGTTTGCAAAAAAAGCTGTTAATAATTTAAAATCTGTGGCTACACCACAGGGTAGAAGAAAAATTAACGATATATTAAATAAGATGAATGGTTTAGTTTCGGTACTAGAGCAACGTGATCTTAAGAAATTAAAATTAGACCCACTTGATCCTGACAAGGTTGCTAAAGGTGCAGACTTAAAGTCTACAATACTTACTGAAGGACCAAATAAAAATGTAACTACAGGTTTATCTAAGCATACACTACAAGGTATTACTGCAGCTGCTTTTGATCTATCTGAAAAAATAAATTTACAACCTAACCAGAGAGTTTCCAGTGCATTAGCTGATGCTTTAGAAGCTGGTACTATAGCGACTAAAGATGTAAACGATATTATATCTAACTATGGTTTAACAAAAGAAGAGTTTAGTTATATATTTCTTTCGGATCTTTCTGAAGCTGGTAGAGTTTTAGGTCAGGCTGGTATGATATCTAGAAAAATAAAAAAAGATACACTGTCTGATGTAGTAAATAAGATGGAGAATTTTTCTGAACAAGGTATAACTACCTTTAATGAAAAACTTTCTAAAGAAATATCAGCTGCTGTAGGTGTTGAAAGTAAAATACCTAAGCCTTTAATGGCTATATATGAAGGCCTTAAAGCATCAGATTCAGTACGTATAGCATTCATGACTTCACAGTTAGGTACTACTGCAGCTAATACAATGTTCTCAACAGCTAGATTAGGTATAGATGCATTTGAGGAAATTACTAGGCAGACTTTAGTAAAGGGTTATCAATTTGCTACAGGTAATAAAGTACCTCGTAGTACATTCTATGCAGCTACATCAACCTTAAGGGGTATGTCTTGGAATAAACAAGATGCAATGCTAGCTAAAGAAATGTTTGCAAGAGATTTTCCAGAAGAGTATCAGAAGATATTTTACGATATAAATAGGGCTGAAGTCTCAGTTGATTCTCAAAGTTTAGTAGGTAAAGTAGGTTCTTTTGTAAACACTATTAACAGTTCTGTTGATACTCGTTTTAAACAAGCTGCTTTCTACGCTTCTTTAGATCGTCAATTAATAGATTCGGGATCTAGCCTAAAAGAATTTTTATCTAAAGGTAACAGCTTACTAGACTTACCTAATCAAGGTATGAAAGAAAAAGCTGTATATGATAGTTTAGACTTTGTATTTCAGAAGGGTTATAAAAGAGATGATGCCGGTGGTATACCTAAACTTTTTATTGATGGGCACAGAAAATTACCTTTTGTAATTTCAGGTGTAGGTGGTATACCTTTTCCTAGGTATGTTGCTAATCATATAGAGTTTATTAACGACTATACACCTGTAGGTATTATGACTGGGGCATTTAGAAACTTTGATAAGATGTATGCAAACCCTCTTAAAGATACCTCTACAAGGTTAGCTAGGCAACTTACTGGAGTTACTCTACTTAGCGGTGCTTATATGGCTAGAGCTTCTCAAGTTGAGTTTGATGAGGAAGGTAAAGCTATAGGTATGAAAACTAAGTTTTCAGATATATCTTTTGGAGATGAAGGTGAGACTAAAAAAATGGGCCGTACATCTGGGCCTTTAGTAGCGCACTATCTTCTTGCTGACTTGATGGTGAGATTACGTTACGATTTACCTGTACCAAAAAAGTCAGAGATAGGAAGAGATACACTTGAGGTTTTAGGTGGATTAGGTAATATGGGTTTTGATAAAGGTCTTTCAAGAGATATTTCAAGTGCCTTAGATAGTGGTGAATGGGGAGGACTTAGTACAAGGCTTGCTGATGTAGCTTCTACTTTTACATATCCAACAACAGTACTAAGAGATATGCAAGGTCAGATAAATCCTGAGTCTGGATACATGCCTTATACAAGAAGTTTAATGTTAGGTGATGGTGTACAAAAAGAAGTTAATTTTCTAGATGCTATAGTAACAGAGACAGAATCTTTTAATAGGCTTGTTCGTATGTTACCAGAATATAACTCAGCGTTATTTCTAACTGACACACTTCAATATACTCAAACACTTGATGGTAAGAAAGCACCTACACTGTTTGATCCTATAGGTGGTGGGCCAGTAAGGTCTATAAACCCAATAACCAAACAACTTTTAGGTATAGAGTCTAAGAAAACACCTAATACACTACAAAAAAATATAAATAACTTAGGTTTAAAAGAGTTTCTTTTATATGGTAAGAAGACAGTTAAGAATGCACACTTAGATTATATGGTTAGAGGCATATTATCTAAGACAATGAATAAAGATTTTGAAGATTATATATCTAAACCTTTAAAAGAGTATAACAAAACAAGATCGTGGGAAGACTTAACTCCAGATGAACAGAGGGATAGATTACAAAGATTTGTAAGGAGTAGTATTACAACAGCAGAAAATATGTCAGAACAATATTTTAATGAGTTGGTTAATGTTGCTCCGAAAGCAGCTGCTGGATATATAAGGAATGCATATTCATTAGATAAAAGTTCAGATGAGATTAAAAAATTTAGTGCACAAAATTTATCAGGTGGTGAGTTTGATTCACCAGATGATTATATAAATGATTCTACTAGTATAGAAGTTGAACTAGAAAGAAGAATGGAACTTATGCAACTTAACTCTGCACAAGCAAGACAAATAAATTAGTCATCATCATCTTCCAGTATGTGATCAGCCCAACCATAAGCTTCACGTTTAACTTCCTCAGTACGACCAGCACCCCTACCACTTGCTAGTATACCCGACAAGGCTTGACCTGTCAGGTATAGGCGAGAGGTTAGGGGTTTTTCTTTTGGCCTATTCTTTTTAGTGTAGGCCTTGGCTTCCTCTTCTAGAGGTGGTAAATTATTCTGCTCTGCTTTAGTTGGTCTGCCCATGTATCACCCTTATTTATATTTTTCTGCCAGTGCTTCATTCATTCTTTTAAGATACCATTCTGCTTTCTTCATGTCCTCTACACCATTACCTTTGTATCTATATCTATGTTGATACTTAATCATGTTGCCGTGACAGTAAGAAATAAACCCATCTAACCCAAGCACTTGTCGTATATAATCAATACATTCTATACCATCTTGGTTATAGTGTGCAGGACGTTCTACTGGATCAAATGTCTCTTGATCTTTCATTATGTGAAACTCTTTCCATTTAGCCATTATGTATTCACCAACTCTGCTGATGTATAAGGAATGTGAAAGAACAGTTCACCTTTTTGTATGTATCTACCCTTAGCTTCTGCTAAACTTTCTTGAGTTAGCAAGGTATCTTTGATACGCCATACTTGTTTCATATCCTCACGGAATACATAGAAATTTAATACCCCATTTGTACCATCATACTTATCCAGTAAACGTTGTTTACGTTCTGGTATACGGATCTCAGACCAATGTGTAGGCCAATCTTCTTTCCAAGCTACTTTGACTTCAGCCTCATTGAAATATGTATATCCATCTTTCTGAGAGACGACATCTACAAAATAGTTTTCTTCGGTATTAACTATAGTATGTCCTTTTGATTCCAAAAGTTTAACCAATGTATCTTTAGCTTTCTTATCGTAAGCTTGGTACAATGCTCTGCTAAAGTTTTTTCTTACTGGTTTCATCTAGGTATTCCTTTAGTTCTGTGTAGCCCCCAAGGTGAGTGCCATCTGGTTTAAATATTTGTGGTACTGTAGTGTACCCTGATTTACGCATTAAAGTCAACAACCATTTACTACTTGCTGACTGCACATTATATGTTGTTACTTGACTTCCTGCAACACCTCTTAGTAATTGTAAAGAGGCATCACAGAAGTTACATTGGTTTCTAGTTATTACTATCCACATTAAACTAAGTCAACTATCTCACAGCTATCACCACTACATGCTAGTGTTTGACTACCTGCAGTATTATCTTCTTGTTCATACTCAGATAGTTTATCCCAATCAATACTATCGGGCATCTTGTCTAAAAGAATGTGATAGTCTGTAGCTAAACAATCTTGGTAAGGTGCTTGCTGATACGTGTGTTCATTGAATGGTAAGAATGATACACCTGACATCTCATCGAAATGTTTATATACAAATGCACCTACCTCAAACCACTCGTTATTCTTTACGTTAATAGTAACAGAGGGTTTGTGTTCACACCATGATCGTTGATAGGCTAACCACATCTCTAGCTGTTCTATAGCAGTCATGTCAGCAGTGACTGTTGCACCCTCTGGAGCTTTCATAGGAAAGCTAAACACAGTAGTCTGGTCAGGCTTCATTACGTCTGGCTCATTAGGTATACCTTGATCCATCATGAACTGTGTCAACGGGTCTTTGTTGTCTCCACGTACAGTGCGAATATAATAGGCTGAGTGACGAGCGTGTATGCCACTGCTAGAGTCAACCAGTTGGCTGACAGTACCGCTTGGTTTAACACAGCTGATAGCAGTACTGACAGGGATATCAAGGCGTTCAGCCCACTTAGCATTAGTAGCAACGGCGATTTGTTTGAGGTGTTCAAGAGTTTTCTCCAGTCCTTTGTTAGCTTTTGTGGTTAAAGGGTTATCCATGATACCTGTCATAGATACACCAAGTAATCTTTCTTCTTCAGTATTGTTCTGCCATGACTTACGTAAGTATGGGAACTTAGTGAATGATGATTGTATTGTACCTAAGATAGTAGCTATACGTACCTTACGTTCTAAGTCTTCTGTATTATCAGTAGCTCTTACAACTACCTCTGTTAGATTACAGAATTGATTAGGCCGTAAAATTATTTCACTACATGGGTTAGTCCCGAACTCAAAGTTAGGGTCACGTCTTCCATTCTTAGCCGCTTGTTTCTTAGATGCTTGTCTGTTGAAGATACCACGTTCACCTGAGCCTGACTCAACTAAAGCCATCCACTCACGCATGAAAGATAAACTGTCAGGCTTCTCAGTATATGACACAGAGTTGTTAGCCAAGGCACGTTGAGGATCATTGTCCCACCATGAGCCTGACTTAGCATGTCTCATACGATCATCAGATAGATTAGATAGAGAAATCATAGCTGACCTACGTACACCACCAACTACAACTACCTCACCAATCTTACACATTATGTCGTGACATTCTAGTGATGATAGTTTACGTCCTTTAGCATCTTTAAATGTTTTGATAACAAAGTTGAATAGATCAATCAGAGGCATTGGGCCTGATGCTCTACCACCAAATGTCTTTAGCTTTGCACCTGCAGGTCGTACCTTAGATACATCCCATCTTGGTATCTCACCACTATAAAGCAATGCAATCATTTGACGTAGTGATTTAGCCCAACCTTCTTTACTATCTTTAACTACGATAGTAGTTTCACTTTCATACAAAAGCTCAGGTACTTCTGGTAGCTTAGTAACTGACTGACGTTCAACAGAGAAGCCAACACCAGTACCACACAGTAGGATAAACATAGCTTCATCAAATGCTTTGACATCATCTACTGCTAAGTATGAACAGTTATAACCTGCTGTATTATCACGAGCTAAAGCTGGACCGGCTGTCATTAATGCCCTCATAGAAGGCATAACTTCTAGTCCTAATATGGCCTGTTCAATCTCAGCTATCTGCTTAGGGTTATCACCTAATGCTGGACGTACTAGGTTCTTCATGTAGCGATCCACTGTTTCACTCCATGTCTCCCTACGTCCTTCATCATCAAGCCAACGAGCATAACGTGACTTATGTATAAAGGATTGATAATCCGTTGGTAGTGTGTTGTTCATCTATTATCTCCTGACCCTTGTATTTTGTTTCTGTTCTTACGACTGGATAATTTCTCGATATTTATGTCGGCAATCTCATCAAGGTTATAACCTATATCATTAGCAAGATTAGCTAAGTACCATAGTACATCACCTAATTCTTTAGCTACTTCATGCCTGTTAAAAGTACCATCACGTACTTGCTTCTTAACTTTCTCAGCTACCTCACCAGCTTCTCCACAAAGACCCAACGTAGGGTATAGGACTTTGTGAGTTGCAGGATAAATAGCAAAGCTTGCAGCTTTTATTTGGTATTCTCTAAAACCAATAGCCATATTCTTTCCTTTATTAAATTACTTTTTATTTTTTATCTTCGGCTTCATCTTTGATACCTAATGAATCTTTAAGTTCATTAGTCTTCATATTTTGAATAGCCCTTACACATTGTACCATATGGTCAATAAGTGTAATAGAGTTTTGACCTAAGTTTAAGATAGACACAATCTCATTTTGTGCATCTGTAAAATCTTTAGTATCAAATTCTTGTTCGTCAATAGTTATTTTAGTCATGCTGTTTTACCTCACAGTCAGTTACATTTATGTCATCTATATCATACAGATGATCTCGGATTACCTCACCTAGTACGGCAAGATTATACTTAGGGTCAACCTCTAAAAAGTTTGCAGTGGGGTCAACCTTAATTATTAGATTAATCTCATAGAGCAAAGTGAAAGCTCCTAGTTATATTTAAGTTGATGAACAAGTCAAGAATCATTTGTGTATCCTGATATTATTAATGGTTCTATACTGTCATAGAAATAAGATGACCATTCGTATGCGTCATTGAGTTCTTCAAAATAAAAATTACCATCAAACACATCACCATTCATTTCTGCCTTACATACTAATACGAAGTTAGCATCATCAGGCCAATCATCACTATCAGGAGTATCATCTCTAGATGTTGGCCCAGATATTATACCCCAAATTTTAACACTCATTTTTTCCAGTTCCTTAATAGCTCCATGTAATGATCTATACTTATCATAACTATCCACGGTTGTCTATCGGATCTATAAAAAACTACAGGTTCACCTTTGGCATGATTACTTGCTTGATCTATGTAACCATACGCAGTCTTGAAGCCAGACTTACGCCTCTTAACTTCTATTGTAATAGGCATAGCTTTACGTGCGGCTGGTGACAACTGTATGTCCTCACCTGAGTCGCCCATAGTAGTTGACTTGATGTCATCAGGTTCAAACTCAGGGAATGTTTCAAGTAACTTATCCCTGACTTCTTGTTGACCTGTTCTACCTTTGGCTTTACCCGCCCTCGACATCAAAGATCTCCTCTACATTAGGTTCTTTCTCAACATGTACTAAGTACTCAACACCATAAGAGTATTGGAACTTACGTGCATTAGGCCAACAAAGGTTCTTGAAGTCACAGTAAATACATGACCTATCTAACTTAGTATTAGGACTAGTTTTGCTGGCAGGTACTGGTGATATACGTTCATCAGGTATTTTACCTGCAACCAAAGATTTAGCATGTAGCATATCCTTTTTCTTAGTCTTCAGTTCTTTACTGAAGTCATACCTATCTAGACACATCTCACCTGTAACCTTATTGATCACAAGGAATGCACCTTCTTTTTTGTTTGTTACAAGTGGGTCTTCTTTACCTGCATAAACATAGGACGACAACTGAGATACATATCCAAATGGATCTTCTTCTCTTAGCTTACCCTCTTTAAATTTTTTAAACGAGTAAGGGCTAGCTGTCTTAACATCTACAGTCATACCATCTATAACAGCATCACGATGCCCCTTAATGCCATGCACAGACAGTCTGTCTTGCATACCTACACAAGAATGACCAGAGGCTTTTACCATAGCTAGTATAAGCTCTTCTATCATATCACCATAAAAAAACATCAAGTACTTTTCAGCCTTAAGTTTGATACCTTCTTGTGCTTTGTTTACTTTGTACCACAACTTTCTGTCGCAGTCAGTACCAACACCAGATAAGGATAAGTATCCTCTCGGTGCTTGTGGTTTACTAAATCTTGCAAGTGCTGTATCAGACACAGCTTTGCCCATCTCAGTGCTAATGGCTTCATTCCAACCACCAACTCCTAAGAGTACATCTTCAAGATCTTTTATTAGTGTATCTATTGTTTTCATATTAACTCCTCAGTTAAAAAGTGGGGTAGGAAGAAAGGAAAGGAAACACCTACCCCACAAGTTGTGCTTAGAACAGTACCTCGTTCCCAGCCACAGGTTTAGAATCAGTTGAAGGTGGAGGAGAATCACCCTCGTCACGAACATATTTAACATGCTCTAAGACTTTAACCTTATCTAAACGTGTTCCAACTACACCTGACATCTTGGTATCATAGACTGATAGTAATACTTCCACAGTAGAACCATTACCTATAGTGCCATCTATGTCATAGTCCCAAGGAGTATCATCTGACTTAACAACTTCAGGTGCTCCACTGTCCCAATCACGTCCTGTATTAAACTTACGGACAAATCTAATTATATGTCCTCTTCCTTCTGGATCAGGCTTACCCTTCTTAATAGAACGAGATGCTTTAAGTGCAGCTTAATTTTCTTCATCTAAGATGACATCAATAGTACATGCACCATCGCACTCTCTATAAACACCATCATACCCTAGCATATCTCTGTTAGCAGCAAATACTTTTGCCCACTCACCTATACCTGTTAATTTTAATCTTCTTGTTGCCATAATTGGACTCCATTTCTGTTAATGTATTTCACTATACGTGTTACCGTACTGTACGTCAATACCAAGGTCAACATTTAATTTGAGTTCTTGGTTAACTTTTTCAATAGCCCAGTTAAGTGTTGCAGTATGATCACTCTCATCACCTACCTTAACTTGGTTAATTGACTCGTCGTGAAACTGCCCAAGTATATTGGGACGTTTCGTCATGTAGTATGCCACCCACTTGTCAAAGCAGTAAGCACCTGTTGATTGGTTAAGGGTAGAGAATACATCCTTCTCATACCTAAGACTATGCCAGAACTTACTGACTGGATTCTGTACCCACATCTCGTTGTTGATTGTACGAACTAGTTGAGACTCAGAGAAAGCCTTGACTGACCAATTACGATCCCAATATGCAGATAACAAAGCAGCTGCTTCATACACTGGCATACCTGTAGTACGTGATAACTTAGGCGCACCAACACCATAGGTAGCAGAGTAGTTCACCACCTTGTAGTTCTTACGTAAGGACTTGAGTGAAGTTTTACCTGAGTTGTGATCATCAATTTGTTTTTGAGTCACAGCACCTGCATGTTTAGCTAGGTCAAGATGAGGATCAAAGCCTTCCTTAGACATCTCTTCAACATAATCTGGGTCGTAAGGTTTCATGTAGTGACGCTTAGTCGTATCCTCAAGGGATGTCATATCAGCACCACACAGTACATAACCATCATCAGCTATCAAGCAACCACGTATCTCCTTACCCCAAGGCTTATCAACACCTGGTAGATTTACTAATGGCTTCCTATGCTTGAAGCGTAAAGTATTAGTAAGACCTGCAATACCTGCCTTAACATACCCATCACGTTCACACTCAACAAATGCTTGAAAGATAGACAGTCTGTGTTGAATAACAGTAAGACCATCAAGAACAGACACAGAGTTGTTAGTCTCTGCTAGTAACTTGACTGAGTCAGTAAGCTCACCATCCTTACGTACTTGAGGAATAGTTCTCTCACTACCATCATCTTCTTTGACATACTTATGAGTACAAGGATTCCAACCTAAAGAATACAACCAATCTTTAACTTGGTCGGACGAATTAGGATTAGGTTCTTCCCAACCTTTGACAATAGAGACAGGCTCATCGTGGTGGCTAGGTAGTCCATGCTCTGACAGAAGATCGAACCACTTCTGACCATGAGAAGAAGGTGTACCATCTTTCTTAAAGCATACCTTTGGCTTACGTTTGATTGTCATTATCTTGCGTTTAGGCATAACGGTCTTAAGTTCTGCCACCCTTGATTCTTGTTGTTCAATCAAGGTTGTAATACTAGAGTTAGCTAAAGACTTATCAAGCTTCCAACCTGTACGTTCAGCTATAGATGCACAACGCATCTTGAACTCTAAGTACCTAAAGAACTTATCAAGTAATATATTGTCGTTATAGATAAACTTAAATCGTTTGACTAAGTTATTCCATAATGCCCAGTTGATACGTACATCCTCTGAACAACGATGGGCATACTCTTCTTGAGTAAGATTTTGCCAATCATCTATTACAGGTTTAGGTATACCAAAGTCTTCACCAAAGCTATCAAGTCCATGCTTTGCTCTGTTGTAATTAAGAACCCAAGACATAGGTAAGGTGTCGAACAGTCTAGCTCTTATCCTAATACCAAGTAGCTTCTCAAGTAAAGGTACATCATAGCCAATTATATTGTGACCAATCAATCCTTTCTGAGATAACAATAGCTTGCGCATATCATCATACTTGAACAGGGTTACAGGGCTTGAACCATCAGCGGTATAAGATAGACAATGTATTCTAGTAGCATCTTCCAAAAGGTTATCAGCTTCTACATCAAATACTATCATGCCGCAATGTCACTCCTATTATATGGTGCATCTTCAGATAAGATCGTAGTGTCTGGATCATAATATACTGAACCTGCATTACCTAACTTAGCGAATGGTCTGTTCTTGTCAACAATAAAGGTTGTGGTATTTTGTAGCACCTCATCTTCAGTCTCGACATCACGTTCAATCTTAATACAAATGATTGCTTCTTCTTCTAGTGAAGCCGCATACTTTGTACGTCCATCATCATTCACCTGTGATATAAAGATCACACCAATGTTTAACTCCTTGGCTAACTGTGCGGCTCGTGAACCTAACGTAGTAAGTACACTTGTAGCACCATCAACACCTGAGCTAGATAGATAAGCAAGACGTTGAACATGGTCAATGAATATAAACCCTGCACCATACACAGTAGCCGCAAGACGTATGTAATCAAGTAGCTTTAGTGGATCATCATGCGACATCATCTCAAAGATAATAGTACGTTCACCTTTAGTCATCTCCTTAGCGGCGGTGATAACTTCTTGTTCAGACACATTGTTTTCTTTAGCATCATCTTTAGTCCTGACGTTGACACCTAGTTGATATGTAGCCATTGATCTATAGGTAGTAGACTTCATCTCTTCCATGTGTAGTAAAGCAACACGGCTCTCTTCGTCACGCAGTAGGCCTGTCTCGAAGTAACGTATCACCTCTGTCTTACCAGTACCTCTTGGTGCTTTGATGAATGTGATACCACCTTTGACCATACCTCTGATCTTATCATCAAGACCTGTATGACCTGTAGGTACATACTCATATGGGTTCTCATTAAGGATAGCATCTTCTACATCTTGATCAGAACAGAAGAAGTTCTCTGGTGAATAACGTTGAGGCTTACGTGCCGCCCACATTAGATCATCACCATCACCTGACTGTAAGAAGTCATTGGCATCTTTGTGCTTAGACATTGGTACATACCAGAACTTATCAGGGAATGCAGAGTATAGTTTATCTGCAGCTCTACGTCCTGCATCATCAAGCTCACCTGCATAGATGATCTCTTTGAATGAGGATAAGTAGATATGATTGTGCTTGATAAACTTCTCACCAATAGATGCACTAGGTAGTGACTTAACTGGAAATGTCTTACCTAGTATTTGGTATAGACTTGCCGCATCAAACTCACCTTCAGTAAGGTAGATACGTTTGCTTGAGCCTGAGTTAAACTCTGGGCCAAACAAATGATTCATACCCATACCTCTATCTTTAGTCCACGTCTTAGACTTGTCTGACACTAGCCTGTACTTGACTGTGTGTGGGTACTTGTACGCATACCTGACTGCTTCACCTTTATCACCAGTCTGTAATTGTATTCCAAAAAGCTCACAAACATCAGGGTCAATAGACCTGATACCATTGTAAGTTCCACCCGTTACGGGTATTTCCATAGGCTTTCTCCTTTCCTTGAGAGGGTACTCCTGCTTGACCCAATCATATGTTTGTGACATATCCTTAGATGGATATGATCTACTACAAGAATGACATTGACCATAGCCATCATCATTCCAATTAAACGCATCGCTTGAACCGCAATCTGTATACGGACAAGCTAAGTGTGGGTTATCTCCTATCGCCATTAATTATATCCCTCATCATCTCATATATAAACATGATTGAAACAAAAGGCCAGAGAATAGCTAGCTTATATGTACCTTTATTGTCATCATTCATTGATTCAAACATACCTATGACTAGCATCATACCTAGTAGGTACATGATGACAGGTGGCCAAAGATATAGTGTCATGACATCTTCCCCTTGCAATACGTAACGTACATAACGTTGACCTGTAACAGGGTGCTTCTTCTTGACACTAAGTATGTCGTGACCAAGCTTACGTAGCTCTTGTATACGTTTGGTTAAGCAACTGATGCTATAATCTATCATAGCCTCACGTACTGTAATACCCTTAGTTGTTCTAAGGTGTGTCATAATTAATTCATGTTGTGATTTACTCATCGTTTTTCCTTTCCGATTAGTTCTAGTTTAAATAGGCCTTCAGTCTGCCTCATGGAAGACCACAAGTCAAGTAATTGTTTATAGGATATTTCAATCACCTGGTGTGTGTCTATTTCTTCTACGTATTGTCTTAAGAAAACAACACCATTGTTCTCAAGATACATTTCAATATCATCAAAGTTATTCTGTTCATCCATACTAGTAACGACAGAATAATCTTTTTCAAATTCAACTGTGAACATTTCTCAATGCCTCCCATGATACTGGAAATAGTTCAGACATCTTAGTATCTATTTGTTTTGCAACTATACGTGTTTCAAACTGTGTGTCTTTACTACATCTTAGGTTACACATATCTGCAAAGGCATCGAGACTACCACTCCAATACCACTCAGTCATTGTACTCTGAGGTAGTACCATACGTGCTTGCTCTTCGCATACACCAGATTTAAGAAGATGTTTATACAGTGATGTAACATAGTCTAAGGTAGTACTGATATGTATATCACTTATAATAGTACTCTCACTACTACCTTGTTTTTTATCTAGTACCCCAGCTCTCCATGTTGTAGGCTCGAAGTACTTAGGTTCTGTTGACACATATCTACGGCTGATCTCATTCCAACGTAGGAACTTATGCTTCACTAGCTGACGTGCAACAAACACTGGTGCTACTATATGGAAGGTAGCAAATGCATGACCGAATGGGGACATATGCTTATGTTTAGCAAGGAAACGTATTAGTTTAGCATCCTTATCTTCGTCAAATGTATCATGGTTTTTACCATAGCTAACTCTTGCCGCATTGACTATAGATAAATCACTACCCATGTGGTCAATGTAAATTGATTTTATTGATTGCATATTGATTTCCTTTCTTTAACCCAAAGTCTTTTAAGACTCTTGTGTCTACCACCTTTAGCACCAGTTGACTGCCTGTTTCTTTGAGCTGTCCACTGATCACCTTCCTTATAGGTTCTCATGTTGAATACCTCACGCATCCTTTCATTCTCAGCTTTACACACTGACATGTGGGCTAGCCTTAGTCTATCTTGAACATCCATTATTTATTCTCCTCATATCTTTCTTAGTTTAGTTGGTTCATCAAGTATCTCATCTACCTTTGGGTGAAGTATGTCTTCGAACTCAAGGTCACAAAAGTTACCACAATCAGGCATTATAATTTTTTGTTTGTGTCCTTTGTCTGGATCAAGCTCATCAAGGAATGTACCACGTAAGCATGAGTGTCCTACAATTCTTTCTGCTTCGGACATCTTCTGAAAGGACTCAGGGAAATCAACACGTATTTTATTCCAGTACCCTGCACCACCTTTGACACAGCCAATACAGTTATTATTCTTATAACCTAACTTATACATCTCAGGTCTTTCAATACCTGCATCTTCTAAATAGTATAAACACTCAGGCTTATTCATTTTGTGTTCTATCAAAGGGAATAGGGGTTTAGCTGAAGGGTATTGTTCACTGAACCTTATAGCTCTATTAACTTCTTTCTTACTATATTCAAAGCCAAAGACTTGCCCATCGTAGTCGAGTTCACGTTCAATTTTTTGCCTAACCCTTTTCTTGAGCACAAGCGTACACCTTGCACCACCTGGGCCATTCACATATTTATCGTTGACTATAACTTCAAACTGATCTTTATGTTTCTCGGATTGATATGTTTCTATTTCTTTACCATACCACTCCTCACATTCAGACTTGAACCTAACATTATCTTCATGCGCACTATCTATCTTAAAATATATAGGCATAACATTATCAATACCAAATTCATTTATGGCTAACTTGGTTGCCACTGCACTAGTTACACCAGCACTCCACCATGCAATTATCATTCCTTACTTCTCCTACTCAATGCAGACTTAGCCGCTTTTAAATTGTGTTTAACATATGGGTTAAGACTTGCCACATTCTTATGCCCTGTAACAGACATGATTGCAAGGTGGTCTATCTCACTGTCAATCATCTGGTTGATGGCTGTCTTTCTAAGATCACCCACACGTAGATCAGAAGGTAGTCCTGACAGCTCCTTAATCTGTCTGACTAGTACACCTGCAGAGGCATGGTCAAACGCCCTGTATGCCCCATCTGAAGGCCTCTGAAAGGGTACTACATATTCTTGGAAGTCCCAGTCACCTTTCTGTTGTAGTAACATGGAAGTCAAAGGTTCTTCTAATGGTAGCTCAACTGTAGCACCACGTTTACTTTGACGTATCTTTACCATGTTGATATCAAAATGTATGTTGTCCCACTTGAGAGTGTAGATATCAATAGGTCTTTGCGCCCACTCATAAGCCATCAGAACACAAAGGCCTATGTTTCTAAACTTAAAATCTGAGAAGGCTACATCACAGAACTTCTCAACCTGTTCATTATTCCATGTAGTTGAACGTGTCTCATGAGTTCTCTTATTAACATGAGTTACAGGGTTGTTGTTAACAATGCCTAATGAACGACAGTAATTCATGATCATAGATAGAGACCTACTATACTCATTGGCTGTGTTAGTACTTACATTTTCTTCCCAAGTATCATAGGCTTCAGTACATACTGGAGTTGTAACTCTATCAATTCTAAAACTACCAAACTCTTTACCATATATTTCTGTACGACAGATACACTTGAGATTGTGGGTATAGTTATCTTGGGTATTGGGCGACAAAGAATTAAAGTGTTTGGTTTTAAAGTAGTAACCTACTATTTGATTTAGGTTTGATAACCTACCTATATCACCTGCTACTAACTCACCTTTACGAAAGGCATCTATCTTATCTAATAGCTTTGGTATCTCTACCCTTGCAGTTCTACCATCTCTAAATGTCTGAGACTTAACTATACCTGCTGACACTACGTCTTGAGGTGGTCTAAATACCCAAGACGTACTGCCGTTCTTACGACTAGTCTTAGTTGTATACTTCATATCTTTCCTTACTTTAAGTATTATTATTAATTAATAATAGATATTAATAGTAAACTTAAAGTAACCTTAAGTATACTTTAAGTACTATAAAATACATATTAATTAGAATTAATCAACCCTCTGTGACAACGTGTCACATATAACGAGTAGCTACATAGTCATTGACGAAGTAATCAGGTGAGATGTTACACTCTCTCATGATCTCTTCAGCAGTATAACCATAGGTAGCCAGCATATCAGCAATCCTATCAGGGTAATCTAACACTAGGTTGACGAGTTCTTCTGTAGCATCAGGGTTGTGAGAGTAATAGTAGTCATCATTGAGCGCATACTTAGTATAGATACACTCTTGTACTGTAGGGTCACGATCAATGACAATCTTTGTCCAGTCAGCTTGTAACAAACTACTGAGTAACAACTCTGCATAAGACATATCTTGTGTCTCTTTAGCTGTATGTTGATTGTAGTAACCCACACTGATGTTAGTACACTCAGGTACTACATGAGCATACTCATTGCTGTCTGTGTAAGAACCACCATCATCGGCTACTAACTGTGGCATACTGAGTGCGGTAGCAAAGGACTGTGCAAACTTGTTAGATGCAGTACGCATACCCATCTGGTGTGTGATTACAGACTTAGTACCATACCTGTCGAAAGATATAACAGCATCAGTATGATCTAACCAAGGTGGATTGTCATAGACTAGTGCCTTACTACCCTGACAACCTATCTCTTCAGCTGCATGGACTACGTATGTACCCTCTACACCTGCATCAATCATCTTGAGTATAAGCCATATGCCTGTGGTACAGTCAGCACCTAGACAGCTTGATACCTTGGGGTCAGCTACAGATATTATGTTGTTAGATACAACAACCTTCTGCATACCCTCAGCCTTGTGTACTGTGTCGTGGTGTGCCGTAAAGCATAGACGTGGCTTAACACCAACTTGGCATATGTAATTACCATAGGGGTCAGGCTTACCAAACACAGGTTCGAGATACTCAAGACAGAATTCTTTCTGTGTCTTAGCACCTTCAGGTCGCATGTACTGCAACATATCTACTAGATTATTTTTCATTATTGTTTTCCTTTTCATAAGACTTCATGTATATACCGAAGTCATTCTTTACATATTTATATTTATCACTATTATAGTTGTGACCATCTATTTCATCTTTAGCTACAGTCTCATCTTCAATAGTACTAACCATCTGATCATTGTGGTACACTTCTCCATCCCAATCAGAACAAAAGTATTGTGCTTCAAACAATGGGGGAGATACAAATGAATCCTCAGACTCTACATATATTACCTCATCAGAATCCCAGTACTCACCCTCACGTTCACACCATGTATAACCATCACAACCTTCTGCAACATCATGATATCTTCTACTACCATCGCTAGTAGTATACCATACGCATATGTGCTGGTCATTGTGATAGTACTCATCAGACCAATCGCAATAGAAGTGTTCATCGTGAAAGCAACAGTCACAGTATACATTACCTGTGTACTCAGAGTAACGTGACTCATCTTCATGCACATTCTCTTCACAGTTGTAGCAACGATGAATATCGTCACTGTATATGCCTTGGTAACCATTACCATCAAGTTCACCACAACCTATAACTAGGTATTCTTTAGTGTTAGGATTACCCTCACTGTCTTTAGTACCATCAGGTAATATTTGAGGGTCTAAAGATCTAGGCTCTAGGTCTAGGTATGGGCCGATGTAAGCCTGAGTATCATAGTCTTTGATAGCTGATAGTCTAGCGCCTGTCCAATCAGAGTCATAGACATCACAAGCATCTATACTATCCAGATGATCTTTTAGCATATCTAATGCTTGCTGACAAGCCCCATAAACACAAGATGGTTGTGGTATACCTGAGTCATGTTTCATGTAGACAACGACACGACCACCTATGAAACCCCTAGCATCTTCAACCCATATAATATTGAAATCACCAGAACCATACACCTCGGTTGGATGTATAGGTAGGTTCATCGGACCATCCCCATCATCAAAGGTATACCTCATACAACTAGACGCTAGTGACTTGTAAGTACCTGTAGTATTTACATTCTGTGTACCCACCATCTTACCTGTATACACCTTACGAAAGTCATCAGGCTTACTGGACGTTTTGACTGTGTACTCTCTGTGTGCAAAGGCATCAAGAAATTCAGTGACTAGCCTATCAACAGTCTTGTTGTCTAGCTCTGGTGCTATAGTAGATATAGCTTTTCCAGGCTTCATAGGCGTATGTAGATCAGCTATATACTTATCACTGTTCTGATAGATACTAATATAACCATGCCTTCTCTTAGAACGTATAGGTGCAAACAAAGATAACCTATGAGGTAAAGCGTTTATCTCTAAGGTAGAGTTGTGTACGTACCCTATGTTCTCTGACAACCATTGATGCAAAGCACCATCAGGTTGCCTTGCAGGTAATGTCCAGTCACCCCATGCTTGTATGACAGGGTCACTGTGTTTACTATCCAAGATACGCTTGACCACAAACCCATTTGACTGTGGGTCGTGGCCAAAACTAATTCTGAATTTGACATCACCAACCTCAATGAAAGCACCTGTAGGTGTATTGAACTCGATGATCATGTCGTCATCATCAACACTGAAGGGTTTGTAATCAGGTATCAACGCCAAGTGTTGCACATTATCAGGTATAAACTGAGAGTTATTAGCTAACTCCCTATTCACAATTCTAATTTCATAGCTCATAGCTATTCCTTTCTTTTACTAATAGTTTAATTATTCGTGTTCTCCACCTTTACCACGTAAAGTATAAAAGATTTGAGGCTTACGTTTAGCCGCTTCAAATACTGATACAGTTATAAAGATACCACACAATAAGAGTGCATGGAATAAAATATTCACACCTAGATACATCCAAGTACCTGTCATTGCAGTGAACACAATACACCACATCCATGCGAGTATCTGCATAACTAAATGCCGTACCCTTAAATCTTTAATATTAGACAATGGATTTCTTTCATGATCCATTATCAAATTCCACCAATCTATAATAAAACTTGTCATATTATTCCTTTCATTTATTAATTTAACCACCAAGACATGAACGATATAAACATACTGAACACGCCTAAAGACACAACACCACCAAACAAAAACCATAGTGTTGCTAACTTAAATTGAGACCATGAAGATTCCTCCACCCATTCATGATCTTCTTCTATACCATAGGCTACATGAATTAAGCCATAGGTATCCGACACCACACGCCAACCATCAGTGGGGCATGTATCTAACCATTGATTGAAGCTATCCCTATTCATCATACGAACCCTTCTTTTTTAAGCCACACAAATTCATTTATATTTATAGGTATGGTTTCTGTTTCACCGATAGGAAGTTCAGGTCTAGGTGAATTACAAATAACATTCCACCTACCTATTAGCATCAACTCCTCCTTAGTATAGGTTGGTTTCTTGGTA